GCGCCGTCAACGCGGTCCTCTCCGTTGCGCCGTTCGACTTCTCCGCGTCGAACCGGAATGCCAGCACAGCGGGAATGATCTCCTGCTGCACGTCGTCCAACTCGTCCGGACGGAATCCCCGCTTCAGGGCTCTGTCCGCGATGATGTCCGCTTTCCATTTCTCGATCAGTTGTCCGTAGGCGTTTCGCATCTCCGACTCCTTCTTTTGGTTACGGTTCCGAACCCATTTCGAAGCACGCGACCATCGTCGGAGATCGGTCGGGCGCATTTCTTTACGGCTGATTATGAACCCGCGAAACGCATGTGTTTGCATTGTGCGCGGGCTCACAGGCTCATGCGTGCATCATGCATGCACATGATTCTGCGGGGCGCATGGCAATGAGCCCGTCGGGCGGCAAACAACCTTGTGGAGCGGCGAAATGGATCGCCGACAAAACACAAGGAGAGATGCAATGGCCCGATCAAGATCGACAGACCCGCACACCTCCCGCCTGGCGGCCGAAGAGGTCGAAGCCAGCGGTAACGCGCAAGCGCAACGCGATGTCTGTCTCACAGAGGTAAGGAACCGTCCCGGCAGCACGGCGGCCGAAATCGCCGTCGCGACCGGTCTCGAACGGCACGCGCCATCCCGGCGTCTGCCCGAACTCCGGGAAGAGGATCTCGTCACGAATGGACGGTCGCGCATCTGCGCGGTCACCCGCCGTCTCAGCATGACGTGGTTCCCCGTCTCCGCGTGCGGTCAATAACGGTCAACACAGGAGACGGACATGGACCTCAACATCGATCTCAACACTCTGGAAGTCGAGCCCGCCGCGCAGTACCACGCCAAGCGGGACCGATACCTGTCGAGCCACCAGTTGCTCGATTTCATCCGGTGCCCGTGGCTGCACCGCAAGAAGGTGGTCGGCCTGATCGAGGATTCGGATTCGGCCAGCTATCTGATCGGACGCGCAGCGCATACCCGCATCCTCGAAGGCCGTGACGCCTACGAGGCCGCGTTCGCGCTGGGCGGCCCGATCAACGAGAAGACCGGCAAGCCATACGGCGCAGGCACGAAGGCCTTCGCCGACTGGGCCGCGATCCAAGGCAAGCCAGTCCTGTCGCTCGATCAGGTCGATCTGGTCGAGCAGATGGCGTCCGGCGTCGTCATGAACGACGAGGCTGTGGCGCTCCTGCTCTACGGCCGCGCCGAGGGCGTCGTGCGCACCGAGTACTGCGGCACGCCGTGCCAAATCCGCATCGACTGGTTGCATCCGCATCGCGGGATCGTCGACTTCAAGACCTGCGACGACCTGACCTGGTTCGAGGCGGACGCCCGGCGCTACGGCTACCATCGGCAGGTCGCCTTCTACCGGGCCGTCCTGGCCCAGACCCTCGGCGGCACGCTGGTCCCCGTTCACCTGATCGCGGTCGAGAAGAAGGAACCGTTCCGCTGCGGGGTCTGGCGCGTCAGCGACGACACGCTCGCCCAGGCGCAACGCGAGAACGAGGCCGCGATCCGCCGTCTGCTGCTTTGCCGTGAATGCGACGAATGGCCCACCGGCTACGAGGAAATCCGCGTGCTGGACGTGCCATAGGGGCGCGGCCGCTCGCGATCTGTAAACCCCACAACAAGAAGAGGAGAAGACGCATGACCATGTTGCAGCAAATTCACCGGGGCCGCAGGCACAACCCGCCGCGACTCATGATCTACGGAACCGAGGGCATCGGCAAGTCCACCACGGCAGCCGCCGCGCCCAAGCCGATCTTCATCCCCACCGAGGACGGCCTCGACCAGATCGAGTGCGCCAGTTTCCCGCTGGCGACCCGGCTGGCCGATGTCGACGCGGCGCTCAGGGCGCTGATCCAGGAGAAGCACGACTTCGAGACGGTCGTGATCGATTCGGCCGACTGGCTCGAACGTCTGGTCTGGGACGCTCTCTGCGAACAGTATGGCGTCAACAGCATCGAGAAGGTCGATGGCGGCTACGCAAAGGGCTACACCCACGCCCTCACGCACTGGCGCAAGCTGCTGGGCGATCTCAACACGCTGCGCAACCAGCGTGGCATGTGCGTGATCGTCTTGGCGCACGCCAAGGTCGAGAAGTTCGAAGACCCGGAGTTCAGCGCCTACGACCGCTACTCGCCGCGCCTGCACAAGCACGTCACGGCGCTGCTGACGGAGTGGTCGGACGCGGTGCTGTTCGCCACGCGCAAGATCATCACCAAGACCGAGGACGGCGGGTTCGGGCGCGAGCGCACCATCGCCGCCGGTCTCGGCAAGGATGGCGGCGAACGCATCCTCCGCACGGTCGGCAACCCGGCCTGCGTGGCGAAGAATCGCTACGGCCTGCCCGCCGAGCTACCCCTCTCGTGGCCTGCGCTGATGAACGCGCTGGCCGCCAACCCGATGTCCGCGTCCGGAACGGTTCCGGCGCGGGGAGACAAGTCCGCAACCACCAACAGCAAGGAGTAACGAGTCATGGCAAACCTCAATGGATTCAATGCGACTGAAGTCGAACCGACCAGCAACTTCGAACCGCTACCGGCGGGCAAGTACCTGGCCGCCATCACCGAGAGCGAGATGAAGCCCACGAAGAACGGGAACGGCAGCTACCTGCAGCTCACGTTTACCGTCATCGAGGGCGAGTACAAGAACCGCGTCCTCTGGGCCCGGCTCAACCTCAACAACCCGAACGCGACGGCGGAGAAGATCGCGCGGTCGGAGCTGTCGGCGATCTGCCACGCGGTGGGCGTCATGCAGCCCCGCGACAGCATCGAGCTGCACAACCTGCCGCTGGTGATCGTCGTGAAGCTCAAGAAGCGCGAGGACACCGGCGAACTCACGAACGAGATTCGCGGCTACGAGCGGAAGGCTTCCGCCGGGCAGGCGCAACAGGCCCCGGTGACAGACAACACGCCGCCGTGGAAACGGTAAGGAGGGCGTCATGCCGTTGACGCTTCCTTATCCGCCCAGCGTGAACCACTACTGGCGGCGGGTTGGGCCGCAAACCCTGATCAGCCGGGAGGGCCGGACGTTCCGCCGGAACGTCTGCGCCCTCCTCGGCGGGGGCGGCCCGCGCAAGCCCCCGACATGCGGTCGCATCGCCCTGGCGATGGACGCCTTTCCGCCGGATCGCCGACGCCGCGACCTGGACAACATCCAGAAACCGGTGCTCGACGCCCTGGAACACGCAGGCGTCTACGCGGACGACAGCCAGATCGACCTGCTCGTGACACGCCGCCGCGAGGCGGTGCCCGACGGCAGGCTTCTGGTCACGGTCGAGGAGTTTCCACTTTGTCGTTGTCCGGTCTGCGGAAAGGACATGTCTTGATGGAGTTGCGTCCCTACCAGAGAGAGGCAGTCGCCGCCGTCTACGATCACCTGCGCAGCCGGGATGACCACCCGTGCGTCGTCATCCCGACGGCAGGCGGCAAAACGCCGGTCATGGCCACGATCTGCCGCGACGCCGTCCAGCAATGGGATGGGCGCGTGTTGATCCTGGCGCACGTCAAGGAACTGCTCGAACAGGCGACCGAGAAGCTGCACGCGATGGCCCCCGACCTGTGGAACAAGATCGGGGTCTACTCGGCGGGCCTCAAGAGCCGCGACACCGAGCACCCGATCATCGTGGCGGGCATCCAGAGCGTGTTCCGCCGCGCGGCCGAACTCGACCGCTTCGACCTGATCCTGATCGACGAGGCGCACATGCTGCCGCCCGACGGCGAAGGCATGTACCGCACCTTCATGGCCGACGCCCGCGCCGTGAACCCCAACGTGCGGCTGGTCGGCCTGACGGCCACGCCCTACCGCATGACCACCGGCATGATCTGCGGCCCGGACAACCTGCTCAACCACGTCTGCTACGAGGTGGGCGTGCGCGAGCTGATCGTGCAGGGTTTCCTGTGCGGCCTCAAGACCAAGGCCGGACGCCGCAAGGCCGACACCACGGGCCTGCATATCCGTGGCGGCGAATTCATCGCGGGCGAGGTTGAGGCCCTGATGGATGACGACGCGCTGGTGCGGTCGGCCTGCGGCGAGATCGTCGAGCATACGCGGGACCGGCATTCCGTCCTGGTCTTCGCCGCCGGTGTGCAGCACGCCGCGCACGTCCAGCAAGTGCTGGGCGAGATGGGTCACGAGTGCGGGTTCGTCTGCGGCGACACGCAGCCGTTCGAGCGCACCGACACCCTCAAGCGATTCAAGGATGGCGGCCTCAAGTACCTGGTCAACGTCAATGTCCTGACTACCGGCTTCGACGCACCGAACATCGACTGCGTCGCGCTCCTGCGCCCGACGAACTCCCCGGGACTGTTTTACCAAATGTGTGGTCGGGGCTTCAGGCTCCATCCCAACAAGAGCGACTGCCTCGTTCTGGACTTCGGCGGCAACATCCTGCGCCACGGCCCGGTCGACGCCCTGGAGATCAGGGACCGCGCGCCCGGATCGGGCGAGGCACCTGCC